CATGGGGTGCAAACAGGTAGATCCGCAGGGTAACGCCCCGGTATAGGGTGCAGACTGCGCCCCACTTGGCCTCCATGATGTCCATTTGCGCCTGGAGCTGAACCGGGCCGCGCCAGAGCGGCGGAGAATCCTCGACATCTGCCGCGGTTAGTTTGGCCTCTAATACGCCCATGCCGTCCAGGATGATCTCGTCTTGCCCCATCACAAAGATGCCGCGCTCCTGGTCTGTGGTGACCCGTAAGCCGCGGCCGTATGCCGTGCCGTCCAGCGAGCAAGAGAGCGGCAGATCCCGGTGCGTAAATGGCTGGTCGTGACTGATGTCAAGATTGTCCAGACCGAGCCGCAGGGCCGCTTGCTTAAGAATGATCGCCTCGAAAGTGTCGCCCCACCCCATCGCCTCATTTTTGAAGTCTTCGCGCTCTCGGCCTTGAATGGCGCCAATGGCCCGCATAAGGGCGTCATTCGGGGTCGCGTATTTGTTGATGCCCATGATCGAAGGCAGCATTGAAGCGCTCGCCTGATCGTCCCTGGTTAATTTTCCGACCATTATTTTTTGCTCCTCTTTTTCAAAACGATTCGATATCTGGCAAAGACCTTGCCGTTTGCAATGACCGCCTCGGTTGTGATTCTGTGCCCCGCCTTTCTCAGCTCGCTGATCCTGGCCGCCAGCCTGAAGCAGCCACAGCCGCGCAGGGCGTCAATCGCTGTCAGCCCTCGGGTCTTGCGCTGAATCAGGGCGTTGAGAATCCACCTCTCCTGTGTCATGGCTGCCCCCTTCTGATCCGCTTCTCCTCTGGCCCGACCCAGCCCATCTTCCGGAATGTCTCCCGGATGTTGGTCTTGGCTGCGACCGTGTAAGGTTTACCATCCAACAAGCTCACAGGGCGAGCCGGTGCCTGGCCCTGCGGCCGTAATTGCTTGATGTTGTCCATGTTTTCCTCAGATCATTAAGACAAGAACAATAAACAGGGCAAAAACAGCCGCCCCCAGGTACTCCAGCCACAGCGGATCGCCGGTGTACTCATCTTTTTTTAAGTAATCTCTACTCATCGCGTGGTGCTCCTCTTTCTAGGTTTGTGTGGAAATCCATCGCCAGCTTTTCCTGCTTGCGCTTGTTGCGGTCGGCCTTGACCGTCGGGTCGTGGGCGATGCCCAAGAGAATCCAGAGCACGACCACGCCCAGCCAGAATCCGATCTTTAAGACCAGCTCCATCACATACGCCCCAGGACTGCGGCCACCTGAGCCGGTCGCCATGTGGTCTTGCCGGTGATGGTCTTAATCCCTCGCGCCTCCAGACCGCGAGCGATCTGGCGCAGCGATCGGCAGCCGAAAGCCTGGAGCTGCCCGACTGTCTGGGCGATCTCCCGGTGCCGCTCTAAGCTCTTCTCCAGCCTGGCCACAGCCGCAGCCCTCGCACCCTTCGCAGGGTCGCCAGACTGCCAGCGCTCACCGCGGGCTTTCTTGGCCGCTAAGGCGTCCCGCGTGCGCTCGCTGATCCGTCGGGCTTCAAACTCTGCCAGGGAGGCCATAACGGTCAAAATAAGCCGCCCTGTGGCTGTGCTGGTGTCAATGTCTGGCAGATCAATAAACCGTACAGAGACCCCAGAATCCACAATTGCGAGGATCATCTTGACATCACGCGCCAGGCGGTCGAGCTTGGCCACGACCAGGACAGCGCCGGAGCGCTTCGCCTCGGCCAGAGCTGCGGCCAATTGCGGGCGGTCTGCGTTTCGTCCTGATTCCACCTCGACAAACTCCAGGTCTGGCGCATGGCCCAGGAATTGCGCCACAGACGCCTGCTGCGCTTCAAGACCGAGGCCAGACTGGCCCTGGCGGTCTGTGCTGACTCGGTAATATGCGAGGTGCTTCATGCTGTCTCCAATACCCAGCTTGCGAACTGTTTAAGCTGCTTTTTGTCTGCGTGGTTTTTCATGGCATTAGCGAGCATACTAATGATTTGGATATTCCCCTTGACGTATCCCTTTTGAGGGTCAATCTTGTCAATGCTAGGGCTCCAGTCATGCGGCTTCCCGTTGCCTTTGATTAGCTTTTTATTAAAGACAGGGCATTTTTCCGGAAGAATCTCTTTGATGTGCAAAGTAAATTCAGCAACAGACTTAAAACCGACGGGGATTTTGTTTCTTTTGGCAAAAAACATTAACCGAGCCGTGCGTTGATACCATTCGTCTTGACACGGAACCCATGTTCCGTTGGTCGTGGCCATGCTTCGCTTAGCCTGCCATCCATTTGCACCGGAAACGGCCTCAATATTTAGGCAGCCACAAGACTTTGTGTTTCCGGTTCTTAAAGACGTTCCTCTAACCCGCGTTTTGTTTCCACAGTCGCAAACGCAATTCCACAGGTAATGCGTCTGCTGTTTCACCTTTGAAAGGCTTTTGACTGTAAGCCTTCCATATTTGTGGCCGGTGAGGTCGATAAAATGTCCCATTATTCGGCATCCTTCACAATTGAGCAGGCAAAGCAGAAGGAATATCCCTTGCCGTCTGCGCTGTCGCCATACCGCATTTCTGACAGATCCCAATCAAGAGCGTGTTTTTTGACTAGCTCCTTGACGGCCTCAAAATGTGCCTCTACGGTGCCGGCCCCGTAAATATAGGGAATTGTTGCTTCGATTGGCTTGCCGCTGTACCGGACGGTATAGGCTTTGATTCGCGAGCCGCGTGTGTTTGTTGGCCCGATATATTTGGTGTGAATTGCTAGCATTTTCAATCTCTCTTTCTGAGTAGTTGAACGATATCAAAGTGATATCGCTGAGGTGGCAATGTAAAGACATTTTCTGGCCGTGTCAAACCGTTTTGCAGATTTTTTACTAGGGGAAACCCTAAATGTTGTTTTGGCGCTTGTCCCTGATATATCATTCCGATATCACAACGGGGGAAAGATGCAAGACACTAGACCGAAGGCCTTCATAATCCGGCTGCGGCCGGCCACCAGGCAGCTGCTAGACCGGGCCGCCCAAGACCAGCACAGAAGCCGCAACAGCCTAGTGGATCAGGCGCTAACCGAAATGCTGGCGGTCAAGTACTCGACCACAGAAGACCGCCTGGCGGCTCTCTTGGGGCAAAAATGACCGATATCACGGAGCGGCTGACATACGGAAACGTCCTGGCTGCCCCGTTGCTATTGACCGAGGCGGTCGAGACAATCCAGCACCTCCGCGCAGACCTAGAGCGCGAGCGGCGGTGGATTCGGCAGCTTGAGACTTGCGTGCTGGACAACATTCACAGAGACTATGACCGGAAAGACAAGCAGGGATAAGGGCGCCAGGGGAGAAAGAGAGTTTGCGGAGCTGCTGACCAATGAGCTTGGCCAGGTGGTAAAACGCAAGCTCGGCCAGGCAAGGGACGGAGGCGACGATATCCAGGTCGGGCGCTATCGGATCGAGGTGAAGCGCCGGGAGAAGCTCGCGATCGAAGCCTGGTGCAAGCAAGTAGAAGCAGCCTGCACAGCCGCGGCAGACATAGGCGAAGACGGTCAGGTCAATGACTGGGTGCCGGTGGTCGTATTTCGACGCAATGGCGAGCCCTGGCGGGCTGTGGTGCCTGCGATGTGGTTCATAAAGGCCATGCGCGAAGACCTATGACAGAGCCGAATCTGGAAGAGTATGCGACCTATCTGGAGCACAGAATCGAAGAGCTGGAGGCTGTGGTAATGAAATGCGGCGGTGCAATAAATAACCTGGACGCCCGGCTTATGATGGTCGAGAGGATGCTGGCTAAGATCAAGCACGACATCGAGGGCAAGCAGTACGAGGAAATGAAAATGAAGTGGTGGAATTGATGCCAAACAAGCTGCAAAAGTACATAACCACAAAGTCCGTGGAGATCACCGGGACGATGTGGTGCTCGCATTGCCAGCACAGCCGGCCCAAAGAGGGCGGGGTCTGGAAGACGCTCACAGACGGCAAGAGAAGGCGCTGGAAGTGTGCCACTTGCACGGAAAACCAGAGGCAAAGGATGGCAGAGCGTGCCGGAAGCTCAGAGCAATGACGAGCGCCTGGTCTGCTATGGCTGCGGCAAGATCCACCCTGAAGCGCGTCTGGTTTCGCTATCGGATGGCCGCCAGGTCGGCTCGTATTCGGAAGAGTTTAGACGGCATTGCGAGGCATTATGGGTGCTACGCAAGAAAAGATCCAAGCGCACTCGCATGGAGTACTTGGACGGCGTCGCTGAGAAAAGGGGTCTTAAAGCTCGTCAGGAGCTTCGGGAGGAAATGTTAAGGATATGGCAGAGCCGGCAAGGGTGATCGAATTCAAGCTGCCCAAGAGGCGGCCCAAGATCGTGGAGAAGGTGGCACCGCCAGATCAGCGGAAGTTTGCCGTCTTGCCAATGGCCGCGGTTATGGACAAAGAATTGCACGGTTTCACGGTCAAGGTGCTGGCTGTGCTTTGCTCGTATTGCAACAGGGCTGGTCTGACTTGGGTTGGCCAGCAGAGGATCGCTGAGCACTTGGGTGTTGCTAAGCAGCAAGTCGCTAGGGCCATGAAGCAGTTGCGAGAGCGTGGCCACATTGAGGTCGTCAGCAAGGGATTCCGCGGTGAGAAGGCCAACACAACCCGGGTTATCTTTGCCGCTGATATCAGCACAGAGGACGCCATTGCGGTCACCAGCAGCCAAGAGGACACCAGGCCACCAGAGGTCAGAAAGAGGGAGGCTAAGGCGATGACACAGCCACCAGAAGAGGAATTCACAGAAGAGCAGATGGCAGCCAATCGGCAGAGACTCAGAGAGCTTCTGTCAGGTCTTAAACCAAAGAATCACACCACCCACCAACCCGTCCAGATCGGAGCGATCCTGATGCCAAAAAGAGCACCCAGAGCACCTAAAAAGACCCCCAGCATTGACAACACAGAGGTTGTCCATGAAACCCCTATCATTGACAACATCATAGACAACACAGGTGTTGTCCAATCACAGAAAAACATAGGTATAGATAAGGTTTTAAGTCTTTATGAAAACATAATGAAAGATAGGTTTTCATATGTTAGGACAACAGAGACAGACATCAGGTTTGCCGAATTGCTGTGTCAGGTGAAGATGGACGACCAGCGATTCCTGGACGCTCTGGAGGCCCTGAAGGAGCCCAAGAGCCTGGCCAACATCTGCGCAGACCTGATCGAGGGCTGACTGTCATGCTCGCAGACGACCGTTTGATCCTGAGACACCCCGGCAGGCAGGCATGGGGGTCGGTTTGCGTTTGCGATGGGGTGGGTCGAGGCCAGATGGCGAGGCAGTCTGACGGAAGGCTGGCATCCCCTCCCCCCGGGTCACCCACCGGATCGAGGGTGTCCCCCACAATTTTTCCCCATGTTTTCCTCCCACGGGGTTTGTCTGGCAGACTGAAATACCTTCAGGAAGCGATTAGAGGCTCTCTGTGGGCTTTCTGTTGGTGGGTGGCTACCCTTGCCTAGGGTGGACTGTTTGAGAGGCGTATAGAGCTTATTTTAAGGAGATAGGAATGAAGGTGAATGACCTGTTACACGACTTCGTATTGCAATTACTCCGCCGTGGGTTTACCGTACCCCAGGTGGCTGAAGCCCTGGCTGACCAAAAGGTTAAGCTCATGCAGGCAGATGAGTACCTGTCTGCCAGCAAAGAATCAAAACTAGCACCCTAAGAGGAGATATCACTATGGCGTATGAAATGAAACCTGGGCAGGGGTCTGCCTTCCCGAATGAAAACAAAAAAGAAGACTGGCACGCAGACTTCCGCGGAAGGGTGATGTTGCCAGATGGCAAGATCCATTGGCTTGATGTATCAAATCGCCGGACAAAAGACGGAAAGTCCTACATTACCGTAAAGATCGGCAACGAGTGTCAGGGTGGCCAGCCGGTCTACTCGGCAGCTCATAAGCCGTTTCCTGCCCAAACTGAGCATGACCGTGCCAAGGCTAATGGGTTCCAAGAGCTGGACTCTGACGTTCCCTTCTGATGAAAGTCTTGATTGCTTGTGAGTATTCCGGAACGGTTCGGGATGCATTCATAGCCAAAGGTCACGACGCAATGAGCTGCGACATTCTGCCGACCGACTCCCCTGGCCCGCACTATCAAGGCGACGTCATGGATGTACTTGGCGACGGGTGGGATCTTATGATCGCCCACCCGCCATGCACTTATCTGTCTAACGCTGGGGCTTGCAGAATGTATCCAACAAAAGGTGTCATAGACCAAAACAGATACCTAAAAGCAATGGACGCAAAAAAGTTTTTTATGGAATTGCTAAATTGCGATATTTCAAAAATATGCATAGAAAATCCTAAACCGCTAAATGTTGTTGAGCTGCCAAAAGAATCTCAAACAATTCAGCCATATATGTTTGGAGATCCATACACCAAAAAAACATTGCTTTGGTTAAAAAATTTGCCGCCTCTAATTCCAACAAAAGTTATAACTGAAAACGTGGTTCCGTTTGTGCCTTCCGGAACTGGAAGAAAGCTAGGTGGAGCTAGCTATGGCGCGGCAAAACGCGGGAACGACAGCAAAAACAGAAGTAGGTTTTTTCAAGGAATTGCCGACGCAATGGCAGACCAATGGGGGTCAAGTGGCCAGGACTAAGTCCCGTATCTCAAGCCAGGTGCCAAGCCTAAATGGCTGGGGTGGTGTGCGTTCGATCTCACGCAGGCTTGAGCGCTCTGCCACCATTGTCGAGAACCGGGAAGCGGTGGCCTTCTCTTTGCTGTGTATGGCCAACACAAAGATCACAGATGTTCTAACCTGGGATGAGGACGGCAATGTCAAGGTTAAAGCGGCAAGTCAAATTCCTGATCACGCCTTGCAAGCAATCAAAAATATCCGGGTCAAGCGTGAGAAGGACGGTTCGCAGACGCTCGACGTGGAGCTATATGACAAAGTTGGCGTGCTTCGTCTACTCGCTAAGGCGTCTGGTCTTCTCGACAACCCAGACGACGGGGAAGACAAGCCTTCGGTCATAGGCATTAACGTCCAGGCCCCAGAGCCAATTGACGTTGAGGTGAAAGATGAGCCAGAGCGTCCTGATTGAGGCGTTAGCCCAAGAGATCTATGAGGCGATTGATCGCTATGGCGACGCAATCCCTCTGGCTTCTGCGGTCGGAGTCCTGGACTGCGTAAAGTTCCAGATCATGCTCAACGCCAAAGAGGAAAGCGAGAAAGGAAATGATTGATATCGTAGTCGGGTTCGATCAGCGCGAGGCCGTTGCCTATCACGCCTTCTGCCAATCCGTGATTAGCCGCACCAGCCGGCCTGTGCGCTTTACCCCTCTTGTGGCTCACGGTATTAACGCGAGGCGTAATGGGTCAAATGATTTTATCTATTCCCGCTTCTTGACCCCTTGGCTCATGCGCTATAAGGGCTGGGCAATCTACGCTGACGGAGACATGATCTGCCGCGAGGACATTGCCAAGCTCTGGGACTTACGGGACGAGAAGTATGCGGTTATGGTCGTTCAGCACGACTATCGCACAGTCCACAAGCAAAAGTATCTTGGCAACAAAAACGAGGACTATCCGCGCAAAAACTGGTCTAGTCTGATCCTGTGGAACTGTGAGCACTCGGCCCACCACAGGCTGACGCCGGATGCAATACAGGGGTTAGACGGGTCATTTCTGCATAGGTTCCAATGGCTGCATGACGGAGAAATCGGTGAGCTTCCGCTTACCTGGAACTGGCTGGTGATGGAATACCCGTTTAACGAGTATGCCCATCTTTATCATTACACGATTGGCGCGCCGTGTTTCAAGGCATACCAAAATTGCGATAACGCAGAAATGTGGTGGAGGGAATACAGAAAACTAAATGAGGGGATAGATGATTAACTTTTGGCAATGGATTGAGTCCAGGCAAGACGCTCGGCAA